GTGCTCTTCCGATCTGGGGGAAACGATAAGAATCCCAAAGCTAAATTTTTGATACCAGAGAGGGTGTTTCCAGCTTCAAAATCATTATAGGCTAATCCCCACCTATAAATTCCACCAATAATAGGTAAGAATCGTAGCTTACCACTTAGTAATGTCATTATCGTACCGGCAGTTTTTGGCAGAATGCTACCTCCTGGATCTTCTAACTCGTCATCGCCTTTGTCTTTGGCCATCGTAAGCTCACGATATAAAATATAACCATCAAGTAAGAGACTTAAACCTGTACCAACACCTGGTATAAGATTAAGAACACCAGAGATTATATTCAACCCCATACCTAGGTAATCACCAGCCTTATAATCCATGTAGGCAATAGCAAAGCTTGCAATCGAACCAATAAATGGTAAGAATCGCATTGCCTTTAATAACGTCTTACCTGTTAACTTCGCTATTGTAGGAAATATTTTAGCACCAACTTTGCCTAGAATTTTAGCAGATGCAATGAGACTCTTACCAACGATAACGCCAACATTAGGCAATGTATCACCAAAGAAATCTTGTAGTCCTGTTGTTATTTCATCCCAATATCTACGTAGTCCTTCTGCAGCGAGTGCAGCAAGACCTAGTGCGCCTAGACCTTCACCTGCAAGTCTGCGACCACTAACATTACCCAAAGCGCTTGTAATTTTACTAATAGCAGAACTTCCTCCACCAGCACGACTAGCCTCTTCTTCCGGAAAAACAATCTTTCTAAAGATTTTAAAGATATTCTCATACCTCTTCACCTCCGGTTGTGAGAGTGTAGGGTTAATCTTTACAGACTTATCACCGGAATCTTTATCTACAACTACACCTTTTTTGACACCCTTCTTCTTGTCAGGGTCAATATTCCTAAGGCCTTGTATAAGATTTATTAATCCACTGTCGTCCTTGTCTGCCATTACATATATTTATGGCGAGCATCTATGTTTGACAGTGATATATTACTCAGCATTTAAGAAACTTGCATCAACAGTAAGCACTACACCATCCTCAAAGGTAAGGTTTGATGTTTCGACATCCTTTGTATTAGAGATAAACTTAATAACCTTATTATTGAGTGATAATGGTAGCTCGTTAACAACAGCCTTACGCTCATAGATACTAAGCTCTTTAAAGTCGACTACATTATCACCTAAAGTTACATTATCTATATATTTAGTAAGCTCATAGATGAGAACTAAATCAACACTCTCAACACGCTTCTTCTGATCTGTCATCTTACTAATTTCATTAATCATCTTACTGTTAGTATCTGTATCCTCTGTCAAGGTTGGTACTTTAAGCTTAGCAGTAATACCAGACGATTCTACTTCACCTTCAGATACTAGCTTAGAAGAGTCATATGCACCAAGTGTAGTGAGAGAGTACTCTTGTTCGTCTATTGTAATAGAATCACCAACGATAGCTTTACGCATTTCAAGCATAACAGCTGTTCTATCTGATAAAAGGAGCTCCTTATCACTAGAGCAGTTATCTTGCACAATACTATTAAAGATGCTACTCTGCTTAATTGTACCTTCAACTCCCTCAAAAGCAGCTCTTAGCAATTGTTTCTGCTGATTAACATTAAAAAGTGTAAAGGAAGTCTTCTTACTAAGAGACGGAACTTTAATTGAGATTGTGTTAGTGTCGTTAACTTCTTTAAGGACAGATAGGAAACTTTTTACATCAGCATTCATATATTAATATTTATCTCTCTCTCTTCTTTTGCAACTGTTCATTTTGGTCTTGTATCTTCTTGTTATGACTATTGAGGATAATTTTAGCCTCAATAGGTGATAGATCAAAATAAATGTCACAACCTGGTGTAACAGTGTTAGTAAAGATGTATATCATTTCATATACATTTTTTAAACTTGTGGAAAATAAACTCGTCATGAATTCCATAACTCCATTACCTATGATATTAACATTAAACTCATGAACTCCAATCGATTCATTAGCATCAATAAGAGTTATATCACTCATGCTATCTGATATCATATTTAAAAATAATCTTATACGGTTAAATATAGCGACAGGTAGATTATTTAAAATGGAAGACTTATCCTCTTCTGCTAGCTCGAAGAAATCTAATGTTGACGCACCATTATTAATCGTCTTGATGCAAGATGTGAGCATTTCGTCAACACTGTTAAAATATGACTGATTTGGGAGATCTAAAGTAATAGTATAGATACCTTCTGTAAACGTAGTTGTGAAGTCTTGATAGTTCTCTTCGAGTCTATTAAGTAGAGAAGTAAGTGAAACATCAACTGTCTTATCGTCATCTCTTGTTAAATAGATTTTATCATCTACAAATAACATACGAATATATATAAGTAAATAAAACCTATCAAATATGTTAAGATCGGAGTCTACATATAGATCTTCAAAAAAGAGATTGAGCCCCTTATAATCACCATTCTCAGCATACTTGCAGATGGTGAGATAGTCTCTATTTTTGAGTTCTTTAACTCTCCTAGTTTTACCACTCGGTAACGTTATTTCAATATCAAATTCCATACACTCCCTACGGAGTATTTATGACGTAATGGGAATAAATAAAGTCTACTTCTCGCATTAATTCATCAACACCCAATTCACCGTAACTCATACGATCTTCAACCATATTTACAGGGACACAGTCAAAGAAGGTTGTCATTTTGCGAAGACCGTAATCAACTTCTCTTACTTCACTGCTGTTTGAGGACTCGATCTTATCACTATAGGAACGCTTCGATCTACTAAATTGCATAATATCTATATTACACTTAATATCTTCTCTATCATCTTCTATCAAACCTTTAAAAGATGCAGCAACCATCCATGGTTTAATAAAGTTACTAAACACATCAATATTAGTCTCCAAAAAACCAATACTTAGCTTTGCAGGAGGTGTTCTTTTATTACCAATCATGGCATGCAAAAAACCACCTGCATTTTCAGTTCCTATTGTAGAGGTAGTAAATGATTCTTCTGGCATCGCTACAGATTGCGCAAGCAGCATACCAGCTTCACTATCAGATACTTTATCAAATAAGCCTACGTTGTCAGAGAATGAATTAAATGTATGTGGTGAGTAGACTTGCAAGAGATCATCCACGTCTTCACCTAATTTCTTCATACTTCCCGAGCCGGAACGAGAAGAGAACTGAACACCCCAAAGATTTTTAAGAGGTATATCACCGAACCAGTCCTGATGGACTGAGAGTCGTTTCTTTACAAAGTTAGGCATTCAGAGTGTTAGGACTCTTTTGTGTAAAAGTGATAGCTCATTGTAGCATTCACTTCAACAGTAGCACCTGTACCATCTGAAATATTATAATCAATACCATCAATTGTACGAAGAGAAGTACCTACGAGTTTATATTCACTTACAGGGTTAAGCTCTTTGTCGAGCTGTGCGAGCTGAATATAGAATTCATCATCAGGAGTACCATACTCACCTGTAGATGTCTGATCATCAAAAAGAGAGCGTGAAGCATTCTCGAAAAAGTTACGAAGTGTACTTTCTGCATCAAGGTAAAACTTAAGTGAATAAGAATCTGAGCCAGGATATGTAACAGTTCCTGGTACATTTAGTGTGAGTCCCATATAAGGTACAGCAACGTTAGTAATGTTACGACCTGGGAGAGCAGCTCCTTTAACATAAACGAGCTCGCCTTCTTCTAGAGCTGGAACACCTTGAAGTTGAAGCTGCGTAACACGAAAGAGGAAGTCGCGAGAGAAATCTCTGTCAGCAGCAGTACGATAGAAGTTTTGAATATTTTGGTTAACCGGCATATCATTATTTATGTCTTAACCTATGAGTTAGGCTAATAAATTATTGTGTATTGTTAATTAATTACCAACTGGCAATTTTATTAACCTTGTCAGTTATTATCTTCAGCTGGAAACCTATGAATATCTGGTGGCATACAATCTGTACCATCTACTTCAACCTTACCGTTCTGCTCATAATCGAGCCAATGATAGACAGAAGAGATATAATCAGCTGCTTTAGTAATCTTTGAAGCTGTCCAGCCTTCAAGTGATTCTGTATTATCAAGTAGCTCACTAAGCTTAATAGAATATTCAGATAGCTTATGAAGTTCAGCCTTTGCCATATGCATCTCTGACTCATCAGGAGCATCTTGACCCTCTTGCTCATGAGCTTCTGGCTCAGCTGAGCACCCTGCACCAGCAGCTACCATATCAGCTACCATATCAGGGTTGATAGTCGCATACATCTCTGCAATAAGGCTCGATTCACATAATTTAGATTTCATAAGTCACTATTATTTAGTCTTATACTGTGTATTTATCGACAAAAAAAGAGGAGGTCTTTCGACCCCCTCCTTGTAAAAAGTTATATTAAAAGTTTCTAAAGATTTGTAATGGCTCGATGAACATCATCAAAATTGTCTAAATCCTTTAGTTCTTGGAGAATTGCTTTTTTAATATCCTCGATCATTTCGTCCACCTCATCAATGACACCATATTCGGAATAGTCGTGGACGATGGCTCGGATCTTACCGCTCTCAAACATACCTTCATTGTCTTCAGCGTGCTCACCATCTTCACTATGAACATTACCTTGAACAGAACCATAAGCCTCCATCATAAGGTCTCTATCTTGGGCGTAATTACTATGTTGAGCCATACTATTATTTATGCAATAGTAGTTATTTCTCCACAAAAAAAGAGGAGGTCTTTCGACCTCCCCTCTGTTCTTTAACTATATGGACTATTAGCTTCCAAGAAGTTCTTCGAAGTTTGTATCTGTTCTGGTCGCGTAAAAGTTTACCAAAATAAATTCAGCAGTACGAACAGGCTTGAGGTAAATGTCAACAACAAGCTCGTTCTGGTCAATTACTTCACCAGTGTTGTTACGCTCGTCACAAACGATCATAAAATCATACAAACCGTCAGCATTCTTAACACGCTCAAAGAACGGTGCAAGAGTATTGTTAACTCTTGTACGTGTAAACAATGTGTTATTCTCAAAGAGGAAGAACTGCATTGTCTTCTTCGTAATCTTCTCAAGGTAGAGGAAAGTACGACGAACATTAATACGATCAAATGCACTTGGCTTCTTAAGGAGTGTCTTCTGTCCGAAGAACACATTACCTTGATCAGCAAAGTTGGCAATAGGATTGAGGTTTACAGAGTAAAGATCATCACGTTGACGTTGGTTAGGACTGATAGCAATATCAGATGCATCAGTAATAATACCACGATTGAATCCAGCAGGTGCACCCCATTGACCGACTTGAGCATCTGTAGAAGCCATCTTAGCGGAAGCAAATCCAGAAGATGGAACATATACATTAAGACCAGTGTAGTTATCATATACTCTCATCCAGTTAGCAAACACAGTTGCATAGGATGTATTAGCAAGAGAGAACTGATGGCGGAGTGCCCAGTAAATGTCTGTGTAGAAGTTCTTAGCAGGATCTTTCTGAATCTTACTATTCTTACCAGTTACAAGAAGCTGGCGAATTGGATCAGCAACAAAAAGAATATCACCACGTCCACCGTCCTTAATAGGACCTGCAAATGTAGCAAACTTTCCAAAGACGTTCATATAAGCTGTGCGAGCATCTTCACCATTAGTGTCAAGATCGCCAGAAGTACGAAGTGCTTCAATCTTATCTGTTGTCTTTGTATCATCGAACCCAAGAGCCTTTTGAGCATCTGTAGCTGTTTCCATGAAAGTGTGAATAGTACCAAGACCAGCTTCTGCAATGATGTCAATATCAAACTTACGATCGTTACGAACACGCTCAAGTGCACGATCAAGCTTACCAGGAATGCTTCCAATTGCTTTGTCTTTAAGTTGCACACCACCATAAGCACCGAGAGGAGTTAGGTTATCAGCCTTATCTATTTCACCACCACTAAGGAAGTTAGTGAAGAAGTTAGCAGGTATACCAGCTACTGCAGGATCAATGTTTCCATTTTCGAGGTTAGCTTCAAGTGTTTTACTATAAACACGAACCTTCTTCTTAGGAGTACCATCGCTATTGAGCTGTACACCACTACCTTGATCAGAAAGGAACGGGTTAACGATAACGTCAATGTTACGGGATTGATCTTCAGCAGACTCAAGAGAGAAGTTAATTGGAGCACCACCGTTTTCAGAGTTACGCTGGCGATAGTAACCAATAGATCCGTTATAACCTTCTTCAAGGAGATAATCAAGCTGAGAAGCTTCTTTAGAGAATGTTGACTGACGAAGCTTGAATACACCGAGGTTCAATGTATCATCAAACTCACGTTCAGCAAGATTGTAATCAGTTAGGCCATCTTCCATAACCTGTGAAATGGAGCCAGCAGCTGGGTTATCACCAAACTCTGGTGTAGCTGTAAGAGCGAATCCAAAGCGTGAAGTTGGAATTGTTGTAAAGCTGTCAGTACCAGTAGAATCAGCAGATTGTGTGACAGTAAATGCTTCAGTAATAGATTCGAAAGCAGATGCAGGGTTAATGTTAGTGTTGTCAGCAAGACCAACATAGTAACCGTTAAACTGGTTATCAATAGTAGTCTGTCCTTTGTTAACAATAACAACTGCTGCTCCACTAAGATCACTAAGACCAGAGAAATCGTCAGCAGCATCACTAGACCAGTTAAACAATGAACCATTCTTAAGTTGAATGTATTGTGCCTGTGTTATTTCAAACTGTGTTGGTCGACCAAGTACAGTAGTTGTCTCGTTAGCAGATGTACTAAATGTAGTTGATAAAGATCCAGTATTGCGATCCCAGACTTTAGATGGATAAGCAAGAACACTGATCTTGGATCCAAAGCCTTGACCACTAGCTGCACCGTACGGGAGACGGTTGACAAGAAGCTTACCGGTTGAGTTGAGAGCAGCACGTGCTGTGTGATAGAAATATCGCTCAGCTGGAGTTGTTGGAGCACCGTAGATTTGTTCAAACTCAGTAATGTTACTAAGCCCGACAACTTCATCTGTTGGTCCTTCAGAGGCAAATCCAGCTAAATATGTAGTAGTTCCTGTGTTAACAGTGCGAAGTGATAAATCACTTTCGCGAATCTCAACACCAGGAGATGTTATAGTCCTTTTAGCCATGAAATTATTTAATCAAAAAGAAAAATAATTCTATGTTTTAGTGCACTATTTTTATGCTTATTGACTAATTAGCTGGCTATGTAATTGAGAGTATACAAATGTCATTGAACTAACAGCTTCAGACCCGTCTCTATAGTTGTAACCAATACTACCTAAGTTGGTTGGAAAGGCTTTAGTATATTTCCACTCAATACGTTTATTATCATACTCATCTAACCCATAGAGTGTAAGGTCAGTTTGATATTTTTGAAAGAGCTCATCCTTTGAAAGGTCATCAGCATCATAAAGCCCTTCTTTCTGATCGTGCATAAGGTTAAGCCACTTATACATTGTCCAGTAGTTGTTGAATTCATTATCAATAGTAAAGTCTACTGTTACAGGTGGGTAAGGTTCACGAGCATGGGATGAATTGTATAGGTTAGATCCACTATAACCAATCTGAATAGCTGGTACAGTAAGTTCAGGCACAATAGATCCAAATACAGAGAACTGCATAGCATCCGTACTTACATTAAGAGAGGTACGTGACTTGCTATCAATTTTTTTCATTGCATCTGGTAGAGAGAATACAAGTATAAACTTATCTTTACGAGATTTGTTTAGATAAGACTGATTGTTTATATTGATAGCCATATACTTATTTAATCTATAGTGGAGTGAATCCAGCATCAATTAGATCATAATAATCATCACCCATCTCTTCAGTACCATCACTCATCCCCCAATAGACTGGATTAAGATCAGGACTAATACTCATATCAGCATTGTTGTATATTGAGGTAGCATCTTCAAATAAGGTTACACCAAAGTCCATAGGTTCAATAATCTTTGGCCTTCCTGTATCATCCTTCTCAAGAATCTCAAAGTACTGCTCACAGATATCATTTTCAAGAACATAGTATGCATACATCATAGCCATGACCAAGTCGTCATGCTTACCTCTCTGAGCTTTCCAGGTACCATTAGGGTAACGAACAAAGTCTCTAAACTCTTCTAAGGTATCTGCATCACGCATTACAATAGAGTGAAGATCATTCATCCAGTAACGCATATTAATAATACCTTTATGTTTTGTATTAGTATGAGCAATCATACCTGCCATTCTATTCTTACGATGAGCAGCTCTGTTACCGTAAGATACAATTTTAGGATAGCCGAGATCCATTAACAATCTATCTACAACTTGAGCACCGCAATTGTTACGCTCAATAAGAGCAAGAGGGTTACCAAAGTTGCGTAGTATTTGATAGACCTTATTACTAAACTCAAGAGGGGAGATTTTGTTATTCTTATATACTGCTACTTGTCTAATTTCAGCAGGATCAGTAATGTCGAGAACTTGAATAACAGAACTATCTTTACCAACACCTTCAGCTGTATCAACACCAGCAGCATAAAATCTTGATGGGTCAGGCTCTTCCCATATCTTATAACAACCATCATCAAGTACTGCTATAGGATCACAAATGTCCTTTTCCATCTTCTCATAAAGCTCATCATCAATAGACGACTCACCAGAGTTAATCCACTCACAGCAAAATTCCTGTCGCCAAGCTTCATCCGAACCAATAGATGCTCTTGTATCTGCAGCCCACTTTTCTGTTCTACCAGGAACTTCATTCCACATTATTTTACCTCTCGCCCAAGCGCTATCAGGATTAGTTTCCGACTCATTATAAATCTTATAGAACAAATTCTGAGTACCATTAGCAGTTGAGCAAATGAATGCTTTAGATTTCTTTGAGGATGAAATAATAGGATAGACAGACTTCCAAAACTCATCAACCAAATGACTCTCAATGAAAGCCATCTCATCAATAACAAGACAGTTAACAGACTGACCACGTGCAGCTGTACCGGTAGTAGTTGTAATACCAATACGTGAACCATTATCAAGAGTCATCGATGTCTTTGCATATTCTTTAACTGGTGGTTTGAGCCAGTTTGGTAGCTGTTCGTAGGCCATTCGCACACGCCCGAAAATTTCAATTGCAGTAGCCTCTTTGTTCGCTACAAGAAGAATGCGTTGATCATTTTGAAAGCATGCCTGCCATAATAGGTAAATGGTCATCAGAGTAGACTTACCAATCTGACGAGAGGCTAAAAGAATGTAAAAGCGATTGTCACGCATAGCTCTTAATGCTTTCTTTTGTGCTGGGTATAACTTAATAGTTTCTTTACCAGTATCAAGGTTAACAATATAGAAGAAGTTCTCAGCAAAGTATAGAATATTCTTCTTTGCCTTCTTAAGAGCTGCTACCTGCTCTTTTGTATAGACATGCTCATACTTTGAGTTAGGCAACTCTTTATTGCCCAAATAGTACATGCTGTCATCTTTGTTTCCTCCCATAACCTATATTTATTTACTAACAACACCTAAATTTACAACTAATAGTGGTATTTTAATCTCATTTGATTAAGTAATGGTATGGCTAAGAAGAAAGACCTTAAATCTCTTGGTGACGTTTACAGTAATCTCGGTGAAGAGGCTGCAGTAGTCGCTGAGAGTAAAGATAACGGAACCGTTGGTGATGAAAAAGCGTCAATTGGTGAAGCAGAACTTGAAGATGGTGGTATCCCGAAAGATGCTGAATGTGAAGACCCTAACGAAGTAAAGGTTGAAGATTCAATTGAGCAGGTAGATCCAGAAGAGGATAACGAAGGTGAGGAAGAAAATGAAGAAAGTTCTGAAAATAGCTTGGAAATCGCCAAGGAGGGATTAAATAATTTTATGGCCAAAAAATCTGTATTCGACCAACTTTTTGATAAAGTTATGGTCAACGAAAATTACCCTGAGATGGAAGAGATGGATGATCTCGGAGCTCTTGGGCTTGACGACGCTACTCCTGATTCCGAACTTGAGACTGATGAAGTTGAAGGTGGAGAAGAAGAAGTAACAATTACACTTGACAAAGCTCTTGCTGAGCAACTTTGTGACATTCTTAAAGCTGCTTGCGGTGAAGAAGAAGGTGACGACGCTGGTGAAGATGATCTCGAGATGGATGTTGAATTGGGTGGAGAAGAAGCTGGTCCTGAAGAGGATAACGAAGGCGCTCCACAAGCTTTTACAACCTCTTATAACGATGGTAAATCCAACAAGGTCGGTAATCAAACCGGACTTGGTGGTGAAGGTAAAGGATCTGCTGATGGCGGAAAGAGTGCTCACCAGAAAGCTCACAGCGCTGCAGTAAAAGATGGTAAGTCCAACAAAGTTGGTAACCTTGCTGCTGGTAAATCTGCATTCGGTGACGTTAAGGTTCAACCAAAGAACAAAGAAGTTAAAGCGTAATTAACTATTAACTTTTAAATATTAACTGGAAAGGCTCAAGTAATTACTTGAGTCTTTCTTTGTATATTGCTAGCAAGGGCATAAATAATAGTATGGTAACCTTCAAAGAGTATTATCAAGGTGATAAGATTAGTGTAGACCATGCTACTACAAATGGTAAGAGTATGATGAGAACAGGTCGTAAGCATGAGAATTTGAAGCGTAAAGAGTATACATCCAAATGCCCCCATGTTCAGAACTTGTTGAATGGTGGTGCTTCAAAGATTCAGTTAATAGCTCTACCATTACAGCAGGTACTTGATACATATGGTATGGAGTTTAGACCTGGAACAGTACAAGGCTGCGGTAACTCTGGTTGTGAGTTAGAGATGTATGAGGATGGAGAAGGTAGAGCATGTGGAATGCTAAAAAAGAAAGCTTAACAAAATGGCATGTAACACTGAAAGAGCTAACTGCTCACCTGAAGATATAATGGCTGCAGCTGGTCCAAGTTGCAGTAGGCTTATTGGTGGGGATAACTTTCAGGCA